AATGGAAGGGTATGACCCCTCATCAGAGGAATACTATTCCGAATTAGACAGGCAGTTAATTGATGCTTTTCCAGATATGAAGAAGAGCACAGCTAAACCCAAGCAAGTCGTAGCGAGTGTATCTCGTGCACCATCCTCACCTAATAACAAAGTATCTTTGAGTAATAGTCAAATGGCAATGGCTAGAAAATTAGGTGTGCCCTTAGAAGAATATGCCAAATTTGTTAGGAATGCAAATGACCAATAAAAATATATCGTCTGATGTGAAAAGTTCTAGAACACATCAGAAACGCAAAGTAACTTACACACCTCCTTCATATCTAGATGCTCCAAAGCCAAATGATGACGGCATTAAATATCGCTGGCTGCGAGTGAGTATGGGTGGGGAGGATGATGCCCGAAACATAGCCAAGAAAAAACGTGAAGGTTATGAGTTCGTTAGAAAAGAAGAACACCCCGATTTTGATGTCCCCGTACATGAGTCAGGAAAGTACGCTGGAGTGATTGGTTCTGGAGATTTAGTTCTCGCTAAGATACCAGTTGAAATGGCAGAGGCAAAGAATGAGTATTATCAAAAGAGAACTCAAAGCCAAACCGATGCTGTGGATGCTGATATTTTAAAGGAACAACATCCTTCGATGCCAGTAACACAACAGCGTAAAAGTTCTGTTTCCTTCGGTAAGAAGAAACAGGCAGACGACTAATATTTAGTATGGGGTTGTTTATTAACTTTAATTTATCATAGGAGATGAAAACATGGCAAATGTAGATGCTGCTTTCGGAGCAAGACCTGTCAGACATCTTACTGGTGGGCAAATTAGAACTAACGAATACAAAATAGCATCTGAGACATCATCAAATATTTTTACTGGTGATTTCGTAAAACTACTAGCAACAGGTTACATTGACGTAGCCGCAGCTGGTAACAGAATCTTAGGAGTATTCGCAGGTTGTCAATATACCGCCACAGATGGGGAAGTAAAATTCGCAAGATATTTCCCAACAGGTACAGCTACACAAGGTGGTGGCGATGTCACCGCTTACATTTATGACGACCCCAATATAGTTTATGCAATTCAATCAGCAGGTTCTGCTGACTTTGCAGACATTGGAAACTTAGCAGACCACGTTGCTGGTACAGGCGATACTAGCACAGGACAATCAAAGTTTGAGATTTCAGGTACAACTGGAACTGGAACTGCAGGAATGAGAATCCTTGGTCTATATGAAACACCAAAGAACGCTTTCGGTACAAACGGTATCCTTGAGGCTACAATTCATGAGCATGAATTGAACCAACACATTGATGCTGACGGTACTGTGGGTGTATAAGGTAAAGGAGAATAAAACATGGCTGTTATTTCAAGAAGTCAACTCGTAAAAGAGTTGGAACCAGGTCTCCACGCCTTATTTGGTTTGGAGTACAAGCGTTGGGAACGTGAACACGCAGAAATCTTTACTGAAGAAACATCAGATAGAGCATTCGAAGAAGAAACACTATTGACAGGATTTGGTGCTGCACCAACAAAGTCAGAGGGTTCTTCTGTAGAATTTGATACTGCTGCTGAACAGTGGACTGCAAGATATGTGCATGAAACAATTGCACTAGCTTTTGCAATCACTGAAGAAGCAGTAGAGGATAACCTCTATGATACTCTTTCAAAGAGATATACTGCAGCATTAGCACGTTCTATGGCTTACACAAAACAGGTGAAAGCTGCTAACGTACTAAACAATGCATTTAACTCTAGCTTTACAGGTGGAGATGGTAAAGAGCTTTGTGCTACTGACCACCCAACCCTAATGGCTGGAACACAATCTAACGAACCTTCAACTGCTGCTGATTTATCTGAATCATCACTAGAAAACGCAATTATTCAAATTGGCGGTTTCGCAGATGACAGAGACATCCCAGTAGCTGTGCAGGCTCGTAAGTTAGTTATACCAAAAGACTTAGCATTCACTGCTCAAAGAATTTTGAAGAGTGATTTAAGAGTTGGTACAGCAGATAACGACACAAACGCATTAAGAACTATGGGTATGCTCCCAGAGGGTTATGTAGTAAACCACTACTTAACTGATACTGATGCGTTCTTTATCTTAACTGACTTAACAAACACAGGTCTAAAAATGTTCCAAAGAAGACCACTGAAGACTTCAATGGAGCCAGACTTTGAAACAGGAAATATGCGATTCAAAGCATCTGAAAGATATTCTTTCGGATTCTCTGACTGGAGATGTATCTTCGGCTCACCAGGAGCATAAAGTACGCAATAAGGGGGGTTATCCCCCCTTATCCTTATTAACAAGTTACATAGACTGCAACAGCAGACGATATAGAGACTATGTAACGAGGTCTATATAACCAAGGAGGTTTAAAATGGCTAATACAACTTTTTCAGGTCCAGTTCGCTCAGAGGGCGGATTTAATGTAGTCAATAAAAATACTACATCTGGAGCAATCACAGAGACAGGTTTCTCTGTAAACTCAACGGGTCAACTAGTTTCTATGGGAACTAGAAAGATTCAATCTTTTGCTGGTACTCTAGCAGCTACAAACGCAGCGGCAACTGCTTACGCAGATAATGACTGCCTAGTAGAGTTAGGTACTCTTAATGTAGATGCACCAGATGGTTTAGTTACACCATCAAAGATTTTTATTCACAGAGCTTTGATTGGTATTACAACTGCTGCAGGACAAACACTTGCAGGTAACCTAGCACTTAGTTCTACTTCTGGAACAGCAACTAACGCAGCTGTATCGGGAACAGAAATTGTGGGTGCTGGTGTAACATCATTTAATGAACAGTTAAGTGCTACACAATCTATTACTGAGATAGATATCAACTTTAATAACAGTGCTGGTAATTATCACATTTTTGTTCCAAACGTAACTGCAGCGGTTGCAAACATACATCTGTATGCTAGAGCAACAACTACAGTCAACGCTGATATTACTGCAGGTAGATTTACAGTCGAGTTAGAATACTCAGTATATTAAAATGCACATTTATAAATACATAGCTTTGCTCCTCTTCATTATGAGGAGCGAGGCTAAAATGATTTTAGGAGGTAGAAGATGGCAGATGCAGTAACATCCCAAACTATTGGAGATGAAGTTGGTGCAAAGAATATATTAGTAAAGTTAACTAACATTTCTGACGGCACAGGCGAAAGCACAGTTACTAAGGTTGACGTTTCTGCTCTTGCAAAAGATAGCAACGGTGAGTCTTGCTCAAGAGTGGCAGTGCAGGAAATCTATTATGATATATTTGGAATGCGTGTAGACCTATTGTGGAATGCAACATCTAATGTAGTTTGTAAAACACTAGGTGCTAATGGTGCTTTAACTTCACAAGGTTACATGGACTTTAGAGATTTTGGTGGTATTACAAACAACGCTGGGTCTGGTGTTAATGGAGATTTACTCCTAACAACAACAGGTCACACCAATGGAGACCACTACACAATTATTTTAAAATTAAGCAAAACATACTAGGATAAACAATGGCAACATCAGGAACCCGTACCTTTACATTAGCAGTAGACGAAATCGTAGAAGAAGCATTCTCCAGAATTGGAGGAGAACCTCAGACTGGTAAAGAAGCACAGCAAGGTAGAAGAGCCTTAAACCTTTTGTTGCAGGAGTGGCTGAACAGAAGCGTGCAGTTATGGACTGTTTCACCAGCCTCTCAGAGTTTAACAGCAAACACAGCTAGTTATACTTTAAATTCTTATACTGTTGACATAGAAGAAGCCGTTATCAGAAAAACAAACTCAAATAACACCGTGACTGATTTTGAGTTAGAGAGAATAAGCAGAGATGATTATCTCAATATTCCTAACAAGTCAGATACAGGTAGACCGAGCCAGTATTTCTTAGATAAGCAGTTAACCCCTGTTGTCTTCTTGTATCCAACACCCGATGACTCTACAGATTTTTTAAGGTTTAACGAAAGAAAGAAAATAGAGGATATCACCGCTGCAACAGAAAATGTAGACATCCCAGACAGATTTCTACCCTGTGCAATTAGCGGATTAGCTTACTATTTAGCTCTTAAAAGACCTCAGATTGAAATACAAAGACGACAAGAATTAAAGGTTTTGTATGAAGAAGAGTTTAACAGAGCAATGCAGGATAATAGAGAAAAGGTTGACTTAATCATCAAACCTGATTTAAGATACAGAATATGAAATACGCAACTGGTAAATATGCAAAAGCAATATCAGATAGAAGTGGGATGGCTTATCCCTACAAAGAAATGCGTAAGGAGTGGAATGGCTCTTTTGTTCATCAATCAGAATTTGAAGAAAAACATCCTCAGTTAGAACCTAGAAAACACAAACCCGATGCACAGGCTTTAAAAGATGCAAGCCCGCAAAGAAAACTGGGCACCGCAGATAAACTAGAAAACGGAACAGTATCTGGTTTATTAGCAACATTGGGAGTAACAAGTGCAGACAGAAAGATAGTGGGAACATTTACATCAGCAAACGCATCCCCACTGGCAACAGCCTTAACTTTATCTGCAAGTTTAGGTTCAGAAAGTGTAAGTGTCTCGTAAAGTAAACTTATTTGTAGCCACCCCTTGCTACGGAAGTATGCTAACGGAAGACTATTTTCACAGTATACTGGACTTACAAAACTTTTGTCGTGAAGAGGAAATAGGTTTAAATATACAAACTCTAGGACAAGAGTCTCTCGTTACCAGAGCAAGAAACACTCTGGTGGCAAATTTTTTAGACAACGATAGTTTTACTCATTTGTTGTTTATCGATGCGGATATTGGATTTGATGCAAAATCTTTAAAAAGATTTTTAGAATACGACCAAGAGGTATTGTGTGCACCCTATCCAATGAAACTTATAAGCTGGGATATGATACCCAAACTTATAGAAGAGGGAAAAGATTACAGAAACTTATGTCATCCTTATGTTTTAAACTTTGCAAACAAAGGTGAGATAAATATACAAAAGGGCTTTGCAGAAGTTTTAGATGCAGCCACAGGTTTTATGTTAATAAAGAGAGAGTGTCTCCTTAAAATGAAAGAGGCATATCCCGACTTAAAATATAAAACAGACCAGATAATTAACAATAAAGAATTTGATTCAGAGAATACATACTTATTCTTTGACACGATGAAAGATGATGACGGAAGATACTTATCAGAAGACTACGCATTCTCAAGAAGATGGCAAAAAATTGGAGGAAAAATCTATGCAGACATCGGCTCCAAAATCACCCACTTCGGCTCCTACCGATATTCAGGAGAACTCTGGAAGCACTTCAACTTCCCCAAAAGTTAAAAACGTAGTCGTTCCCGTAACGGGATTAAACTTTAAAATCACGAAAGGTTAACAATGGCAGACGCAGTAGCAAAACCTGTAAAAACGGCAGTAGTTAGAAATCCTGTGAAGGGATACATCAGAAAAGTCACTCCAGAGGAGATGGTTAAGTATGAAGAACGAGAAGAAAGATTAAAAAAAGAAGGTAAAAAATAATGGCAGATGATGCAACTGTAAATATTACGGCAACAATATTACCAGATGAAATAGCAAAAACGATTACGGGCACTGTAACTATTAGCCCAGCGGATGCTAATGACAAATGGTATTACAAGTTGACTAGTGTTTCTAACTCTAGCACTGACTTAATTGCTGGATACTTTACAGATTACACAGCTGTCGATGACGACACCGCACCAACAGCGGTGGCAACAGCAGATAAGGTAAACTTTCTATTTATAAAAAACACAGACACATCCAACGATATTTACATTGTATTGGATGGTGGCACAGCATCAACATCAGTAAGCGATGGTATAAAAATTGCAGCGGGTCACTCATGGTATGGTAACCTACCAAACACAACAGTGGCAGATATACACGCAATATCATCTACCTCCACTGTTACCTGTATTGTTTGTGCTTTATTGGATGACGTGGCATAGGAGATTATTATGGCAACAATGACATTTTCATCACTAACTCAAGATATTAAAGACTGGATGGAGAATGATGGCTCAGAGTTTTCTAACGAAACAGCAAACTTTATTTCTCTAGCAGAACAGAGAATATCAAGAGATGTAGACCCTTATGCATTTCACGAGGCAGCAAACTCTAGCTTTAATGTTGGAGATAGATTTGTTAGTAAACCAACAGATGCTAAAATAATTTTTCATTTTTTGTTAATTAACTCAAGTGGAGAGAGGGTTTTCTTAGAAGAGAGAACGGATGAATTTATTTATGATTACTGGAAAAACTCATCAATTACAGGGACACCAAAGTATTGGGCAAACTATACAGATACAGCTATTTTAGTTGCACCAACACCGAGTGCTGCTTTAAACATTGAGATGACTTACTCCAGAAGATTAGCAGAGTTATCCAGCACGAATACAACAAACTGGCTGACTGAGAATGCACAAGATTTATTACTCTATGCTTGCTTGATGGAGGCTTCAACCTTTACAAAAAATAGAGAAGACTATGCTATCTATACACAGAGATATCAAGTTGCGGTTGAGTCTGTTAACAACCAAGCTAGAAGAAGAAGAAGAGATGACTTTACATCCCCCGCTAATGTGATGGGAGAAAATTATATACAACCAAATCAAACATAGGAGATAAAACAATATGGCAATTACACAAACATTGACTAATGTATTTAGGCAAGATTGCTTAGACGGAGCACATAATTTAGGAAATGGTGGAGATACAATCAAGATTGCACTATACACATCTAGTGCATCACTCGATGAAGACACCACCGCATACACAACATCAAACGAAGTTTCTGGAACTGGCTATACAGCAGGGGGAGCAACTCTCTCTAGCCAAGCGGTTTCACTAGATACAAGCAACAATGTTGCATTTTTTGATGCGGCAGACCCAAGTTTTTCATCAGCAACTATTACTGCAAGAGGAGCACTTATTTATAATAATAGTAAGTCCAATGCAGCGATAGCGGTATTAGACTTTGGCTCTGATTTCTCATCATCAAACGGAACTTTTACAGTACAGTTCCCTACAGCAGCACACAACACAGCACTGATAAGGATTAGTTAATGGCTAGCGGCACTGGTGGATGGAACGCTGCAGCTTATGGCGATGACGGATGGAATGACGGCATCATTTTAAGCGAAACAGGAATAGCAGCAACTTTAGCTTTAGGAACAGAACAAGCGTCTGGTAGTGCACAAATTAATCAAGTGGGCTTTGATAATTTTAGATTAAGTATTGCAGATTTATCTGCGAATATTACAGGAACGGCTGTTATTAATACTGTAACAGGAACATCAGGAACAGGAGCAGTAGGCACTGTAAAATTATGGTCTCTTATTGATACAACATCAGGAGGAGACGAAACATGGAGCATAGGAGTAGCAAACTAAATGGCTAATAGTTATACACAATTAGGATTTGTCAAACAGGCAGATGGAGAGAATATAGGAACATGGGGTGATGTTCTTAATGAACAACTCATTGATTTGCTGGATGATGCCATTGGTGGATATGTTGAAGTTAGTGTAGCCTCTGGCAATGTTACTTTAGCTTTCGCTGACGGAACAGCAGACAATAACGGTAGACACGCAGTAATTAAATTTACTGGTTCTCCTGGAACATCAAGAACTGTCACACTTCCAAATAAACAAAAAACATATTACATAATTAATGGTTCGGATGGTTCTGTTATATGCACAGCGGGAGCGGGTGCAGCAACAGTAACGATACCAACAAGTAAAAAAACAATAATTTATGTTGATGGTAGTGATGAGGTTCACGATATGTTCTCCTCACCTTCATTATCAGATAGTTCTGTTACCAACGCAATGTTGGCTGGTAGTATAGCGGATTCAAAACTTTCAACTATTTCTACAGCTGGTAAAGTAGATATAGGTGCTTTAGAAATAGATGGTGCTACTGATATAGGTGCAGGACTTGCTGATGCAGATTTAATTGTTGTTGACGATGGTGCAGGTGGTACAAATAGAAAAGCAGCCATGTCTAGAGTTGCTACATATATTGAAAGTGGTATTTCTGGTGATATAACTATTTCAAGTGGTACTGCAGCTATTGGTGCAGGGGTTATTGTTAATGCGGATATTAATTCAAGTGCAGCTATTGCCGACAGTAAACTAGCAACAATATCAACAGCCGATAAAGTATCAGGTGCTGCGGTACAAATAGATGGTGCTACTGATGGTACAAGTATTACAATTGCAGATTCAGATAAGTTTTTAATAGATGATGGTGGTACAACAAAGTATGTTAATGCATCTCAGATTAATGCTTACACCAGTGCTGCTGTTGCATTAGATGATATTTCTACAGGTGATGCTGCTGCAACTCTAGCAACAAGTGCAGGTAATATTACCATTGATGCACAAGGTAATGATACAAATATTATCTTAAAAGGAACTGATGGTGGTGCTGATACTACATTCTTAACCATAGATGGTAGTGCTGCAGGTGCTGCAACATTTAATAGTGATGTAACAGTAGGTGCATTATTAAAAATGCCTGATGTTACTTCTGGTAAAATTTTAGTAGGTGATGGAACTTCTTATGAAGAAGTAGCAGTATCAGGAGATGTAACTATTGCTTCTAGTGGTGCAGTAACTATTGCTGCTAGTGCTGTAGAAAACTCTATGTTAGCAGGTTCTATTGCAGACAGTAAACTAAACACTATATCAACTGCAGGTAAAGTGGCATTAACTGCCTTAGAAATAGATGGTGGTTCAGACATTGGAGCAGATTTAACAACGTCAGATTTAATAATAGTAGATGATGGTGCGGGTGGCACAAATAGAAAAGCTGCATTATCAAGAGTAGTAACTTTAATGTCAGCACAAGGATTTTCACAAGAAGACCCAACAGCATTGGCAATCGCATTAGGATAGGAGAATAAATGGCAAATACATTTAAAACAGTAACAAAAGCAGGAGTTACTAGTGAAGATGTTATCTATACTGTAGCCAGTTCTACAACAACTGTAGTTCTCGGTGTAATGGTAGGTAATACAACGACTAGTCAAATCACTGCCACCGTTACCTTGAGTTCAGATACTTCGAACAGAGCAGGAGCAAATAATGAAGCTAACCAAGACGTAGAGTTAGTAACTAATGCACCTATTCCTGTAGGGGGTACACTTGAATTATTATCAGGTAATAAAATTGTTATGGAGACAACAGATGTTTTAAAACTAACTGCATCTGGTGCTGCTGACATTGCTGTATCAATTATGGAGATAACCTAGAATGGCATATCTTGGTACACCTATAGATACAACCAATCAGTTTCAATCTTTACAAGGTAAACGATTTAGTGGTGATGGCAGTACAACAGCATTTACATTAGACGTTGCACCTAGTTCAGTATTTGACATAGAAGTTTTTGTAGAAAATGTTCGTCAAGACCCAAACTCTGCATATGGCATAAGCGGAACTACACTTACATTTACTGGAGCACCTTCTAGTGGTACAAATAATATTTATGTAGTTCATCAAGCAAAGGCTGTAGGAACTATTGATGTTCCTGCTAGTGGTGTCGTACCTGCAAGTTTAGCAAGTAATATATTAACAGGTCAAACTGATATTGGTGCAGCGATAGCTGACGCTGACTTGTTTTTAGTAGATGACGGTGCAGGTGGAACACTTAGAAAAACTGCAGCGTCTAGATTAAAAACCTACATAGGAGATAACACACCTGCGTTTAGAGCTGAGATAAGTGAAAATAAAACATTATCAGATGCGTCAAATACAAAAATAGCTTTTGATAGCGAAGATTTTGATACAGATAATTGCTACGATGCAAGTAGTAACTATCGTTTCACACCCACTGTTGCGGGCAAGTATTTAATCGGAACTCAAATCAGAATGTTATCTGACAATAATAGTTTATTAGCAACAACAAGTGTGATGATTTTTAAAAATGGTAGTGAACATGTAAATTCTCCAACAAATTTTAGAAACAATCAAATAAATGGTCAATCATATCATTTATCGGATATTATAACCTTCAATGGTTCTTCTGATTATGTTGAAATTTATGTAAATGCAGATGTTGATAGTGGAGGCATTATCGCTGCTGCTGGTAACACTTGTACTTTTTTTGGATATAGGATTATAGGAGCATAATATGGCAAGTTTATATACAAAAACAAAATTATATATAGAGGCAAACTCTGCAACATGGGATAATACAAAAGTATCATTACAAAATGACAGTGATGGTAAAGGTGATTATATAAGTTCATGGACATATAGTTTTTCTAAACCAACAGATTCACAAATAGCATCTTATGAAACTGCAGGTAACACTGCAGAAAACCTATCAGGCATTTTAAGTAAAAGAAAAACAGAATACTTATCGTGGGAAGAACAATTAGATAAACTGTACCACGATATTGATGATGGTAAATTAGATAAGACAGGTTCTTGGTACACACATATCAAGGCTGTCAAGGATGCAAATAGCAAGGGGTAAACATGGCACTTAGTACAATAGGAACAAATAGTATAGCAGACAGTGCAATTACTTCTGCTAAAACAACTATAGGAGTTAAAGAAGCAGACCAATGGAGATTAACAACTGATTTTTCTGGACCTAGTTCTTCTACAGTAATCAGTGCTAATTGGGAAAGAAATGATACTCTTTTTGATAAAATAGGTACAGGCATGACTCAGAGTAGTGGAGTTTTTACTTTTCCTTCTACGGGTATTTATCATTTAACTTGGATTTGTTATCTTAAAGTAACGGCTGATACTCAATATGCAGGAGTACAAATTTATGGAACAGCAAATAATAGTGATTATAGTTTATTAGCACAAAATTATCATGGGGTTAATTATACAGGAAGTGGCAATGTTAATACAACAGTTGTAAGTCAAGCTACTTTTGATTGTCAAAATACTACTAATTATAAAGTAAAGTTTCATGTCGATGGACAAAACACAAGCTATTCAGTAGGTGCTGCATCTACAGCACAATTAACTGGTGCAACATTTATCAGATTAGGAGATACATAGAATGAGACCAACACATATAGAAGATTATTTAATAACAGTTAGAACAGGTCAATGGTTTGGTTGGTCTGATTCTAAAAATAAAATATATGCAAATCTTATAGTTCATGATGGTGGCTCTAAGCCCACAGAAGCAGATTGTACGAATGGATTAAAAGCATTACAAGACGCATGGGATTTAGAAAATGACAGCTACAAATCTAAACGTAGAGCAGAGTACCCACAACTAGCAGAACAATTTGATTTGTTATATAAAGATATTGTAGCAGGTACAGTTACTACAAATGGTGATTTTGCAAAAGCTATAAAAGCTGTAAAAGATAAATATAGTAAGTTATAGGAGGGTAGATGAGTATTACAAAAGTAACAGATGCAGGATTAGATAGAAATAGAATTGTAACTCCTATAATTATTAATGGAGATATGTCCGTGGCTCAGAGGGGAACTTCTTTTACAGGACAAACAAGTGGTGCTTATTATCTAGATAGATTTAAAACAGATATGAGTGGTCTTGGTACTTGGACTATTACACAATCCACAGATGTACCTACAGGGCAAGGTTTCACAAAGTCTATGAAATTTGATTGTACGACAGCAGATGCTTCACCTGCAGTGGGAGATTTCTTATATTTAAATCAACCTATTGAAGGATTTAACACGCAAAGTTTTAAATTTGGGTCTTCAAGTGCTGAAAGTTTAACATTATCTTTTTGGGTTAAATCTAATAAAACAGGAACTTACATTGTAAGATTTTATGATATTGATAATGGTAGAAGTAATAGTCAATCATATACAATTAGTTCAGCATCAACTTGGGAGAAAAAAACAATAACTATTGATGGAGATACTGTTTCTGGTCCTAACTATGACAATGGTTATGCTTTTGCAATAAATTGGGGTTTAGGTGCGGGTACGAATTATACTTCTGGAACTTTAAATACTTCTTGGAATAGTAATGTAGATGCCAACGCTTTTGTTGGTCAAGTAAACCTAGCCGACAGTACATCTAATGAATGGTATATCACAGGAATACAACTCGAAGTCGGTGAGTTTGATTCGACAACCATACCAAGTTTTCCTTTTGAGAGTTATGCGAATAATTTAAAAAAATGTCAGAGGTATTTTTACAAAGAGGCAATTGGAGACGGGTTAGCTTATTTTACTGGATATAATACATCTACTACTTCAGCAAGGGGTTTGTTTTATCATCCTACAACAATGAGAACTACACCAACGGCAATTTCACAAACAGGAACTGCGGCAAACTACAAAGTAGGGCATGCAAATACAGAAACTACTTGTAGTGCTGTACCTTCTTTTAATCATGCAACACCTAATTATACAGCAATTGTTTTTACAGTTTCTTCTGGTTTAACAACAGGTCAAGGTAGTCAAGGCAGGTCTGGAAATTCTGCTAGTTTTATTTCAATAGATACGGAGTTATAAAAAATGATATATACAAATTATAAATGGGTAGATAGTGATAGAAAAGTAGTTCATTGTATTAGTGCAGATGGTAAATCTTATAAATCAATGCAAGTTGTAGGTCGTGATAATATAGAGTCTGAAGATTTTACAGATTATAAAAAATGGATTGCAGATGACAATACAGTTACAAGTGAGGATTAAAAAGGGGTTAGTATGGCATATATAGGACAATCAATTAAAAATGGAACTTTTACAGATTTAGGTTTTACTGGAACTTTTAACAGTTCTACTACTGCTTTTAATCTAGGTACACAAGTAGGTTCTGCAGCACAGCTATTAGTATCTAAGAATGGTGTTATTCAAAGACCAGGAACAGATTATACACTAGCTACAGGTGGTACACAAATTAGTTTTACCACAGCACCTGCAAGTGGAGATTCAATCTTTATTGTAGAAATATCTGGTGCAGTGGGTGGGCCAATGAACAGAGACATTAATGGAGATGAGTTAATCTTGGATGTCGATGGTGACACAAGTATAACAGCAGATACAGATGACCAGATAGATTTTAAAGCAGGTGGTAGTGACATAGCTACAATTAATGCTTCAGGATTAGGTCTAGGCACAACTAGCCCTTCAGCACAACTTCATATTCAAGGCAGTGATATAACTGACCAAGTATTAATTGAGAATACAAATGCAGGAGCAGAAACCGCACCAGATTTGACTCTCTACAGAAATTCTAGTAGTCCTGCCGATAGTGATACACTAGCTAATATTATCTTTAGAGGAAAAAATGATGCTGCTGAAGATATAGATTATTTTTCAATGACTGGTGTAATTGCAGATGCTTCTGATGGCAGTGAAGATACAAAGGTTGAATTTGCAACAAAATCAGCAGGTAGTAATGCAACTGTAATGACATTAAAATCAAATAAGGTAGGTATTGGTGAAGATGCACCTGAGGGAACACTTCATGTTATGAATAGCAGTGCGGGTGTTGGACCTAATGCTAATGGTGATAACTTTATTATAGAAGAAAATGATAACTGCGGTATGTCTATACTTTCTGCAAACAATGGCTATGGTTCAATCATGTTTGGTGATAATGGTGATGATGATATAGGTCAAATAAGATACGACCATTCTAATAATAATATGTCATTTATTGCTAATACTTCTGAAGCAATGCGTGTTAACAGTAATGGTGATTTATTAGTTGGAAAAACATCAGCAGGTTCAAGTGTGCAAGGTATTGAAGCGACTAATGCCAACGGTGATTTTGGTGCCACTAGAACTAATGCAGTGCCTATGGTAGTAAATAGATTAGGAAATGATGGAGATTTAGTATTACTTAGACACGCTACCTCTACAGAAGGCACTATCGCAGTATCAGGTACAACAGTTTCTTACAATGGTTTTACAGGTACTCACTGGTCAAGACTTGCAGATAATTCTAAACCAACAATTTTAAAAGGAACAATTTTAGAGTCTTTAGATGCTATGGTAGATTGGTATCAAATAAAATTTACAGTCACAGATAAAGAAGCAAAAGATGAAAATGGTGATTTTAAAACTTATGAATTTAAAGAGGACTATGCACTAAAAGATGGTGAATCTGTAGGTGATGTAATTACACATACGCATGATGGTGTAGACCTTCCTGCAACAATAGAAAAAGAAAAGGATATCAAACACGCTCAATGTAAGGTATCTAACTCTGCAGAATCAAAATCAGTATATGGTGCTTTTGTTGCTTGGGATAATGATTCTATGGATACAGTAAATGATATTCTTGTTGCACAAACAGGTACATTTGTAATCAGAATACATAAAGATGAGACAGTTGCTAAAGGTGATTTAATACAATCAAAAGGTGATGGCACAGGTAAAGTACAAGCTGATGATATTATTAGAGCGTCAACAGTTGCTAAAGTATTATCAACAACAAAGATAGAAACATATTCAGATGGAAGCTACATTGTACCATGTAGTCTACATTGTTAAAAGTTAATAAATAATAGAATGAAACAGTTATTTATAATACTAGCTTTTATTACAACAGTAGCTGTAGCTACAGATGTAAAGGCTGAAACGAATACCGTGTCCAGCACTGTGGTAACAAATTCAACCCCACCTACTGCAAATGCACCTTCTATAATCAATTCTAATAGCGATATATGTAAGGTTGGTGTGGGTGCTAGTGTGCAGAATAATGTTGTTGGCGTAGCTACAGGCGTAGTAATTGACGATGAGCTGTGTCAAAAATTAAAATTATCTAGGTCTATGTATGCCTACGGCATGAAAGTTGCGGCTGTTTCCATACTCTGTCAAGACCCACGAGTCTGGGATGCGATGACTGATGCGGGGACCCCGTGCCCAGCACGAGGCTCCATAGGTGCCGAGGCAGCTCAATACTGGAGTGACAACCCCGATGAAATTCCAGACGGTAGTAAATACAAAACAGAATATGTACAGGCTGCAAAACCTGTTGAGGGAGAGTTTACAGATGCACAAAATGTTGCTTTATTTAAAACTTTGTTTATTCTTACTACTGGTCTCCTTTTATTCTAAGGCAAACACTTGTTTACCAGACCCAGACGGACTGTGTATTCCAGGAGTTACGATTACAGAAGAAACAGAGATAGATGTCACTGAAGAAGACAAAGGCACAGAAATTGTTACAACAACCACGACTACCGTAACAACTACAACCACAACAGTTACAAACGAAGACTCTGGAGATATTCTAGATGGTGATAATGGATATGTTGCCACTAACAAAGAAGGTGACATGGATGTTGACTGGGGTGGACAGGGACCAGCGAGTATGCCTAGCGGTAATTCTTGTTACGGTTTAGGCTCAGATAAATGTGCATCTATAACAGGCAGCGGAAATAGCACGTCAACGATGGGTGTTGCAGGTATGGGCACCACATTTATACAGACGGTAGACATATCAGATTTAAACATACAAAAAGGCGGGGAAGTTAGATATTCGATAGAAGTCGACAAGCAAGATGCTCAAGATAGAATATATATGCACATTACAGGACTTAATGGAACTAGTCAGGTCTTTTCAGGTACTGACATCCTGTCTGAATCTGGAGTATCAACAGGCTACCAGTCTTATAACGGGTCTTTCGATTTTGGTGGTGTATTAAATAAAGTAGTTATAGAGATTGGTGGTAGAGACATCAATCTAGCTGTTGGTCCATTATTTGATGATGTAACAGTTAATGTATTTTACAATGTTATTAATACAATAATTACACAGCAAATTACTACAATAGAGGAAATATACTATCTAGAAATATTTGACCCAACAGAATTAGACTTTATAGAAGAAGTTTTTGAATTTAATGATGTCATTGTTGATGAGGCGGGAGAGATTGATTTTGCTCCTATAGAATCACAACCAGAGGAAGTGTCATACGAAACTGTAGAATTAGAAATACAAGAGTTTGAAATAGATATTCCAGAGCCAGAAGTAGCCAGTGTAGAAATAGAGGCTGAAATGGAATTAGAATTAGAAATGGAAGTGGCACAATTAGAAGAAACAGTAGATGAGCAACCCACAGAAGAAGAGACAACCGAACCCGATAGCGAAACTTCTGAGGAACCCGCTGTGGAGCCAGAAGATAGTGGGAAGCAAGAAGAGGTACAACAGGAAGAAACTGAAGAGCCAGAAAAACCTGTAAAAGAGCCATCTGCTAAAGAAAAGGCTGCAACCAAAGTAGTAAAAAAGATTGACGATAAAGCAAGATATGATGAGTCAAATCAGATGAAAACACTCATTGTCATGCAAATACTAGGAAATACTAAAACATTCTTTGACACTCAGTCGACAATACAAGACACAAATGTCAACGAATACTTAAATAAAACAATAGAAGATAATTACGGTGTGTTATTTGACATAGCACAGGGACAAACAATGGAGGATATGATAAATGCCCAGTATTGAGTATCAAGGGATGAAATTTACAGGTGGGAAATTTTTTATTATCCTGTCTCTTATAGGTGCAATTGTAGGTGGTGGTTGGACTGGTTATAAGTTTTATGACGATTACCTAGACATGAAACAACAAGTGCAAGATTTTGTAGCACCAGACCTAAGTGGATTTGATAAAAGTATAGAACTAGCTAAAGCTGAGATGGACAAAAGATTAGAGCTAATTGAACAAGAATTAGAAATGATAAAGACTGAAATGTCTATGATTTTAGAAGAAGTAAGTTTAGTAGCCTCAACTGCTAAAGAATTAAAAGATGACTTAAAAGCAGATTTACGTCAAATGGAAGGTGATATAAGACACATTACTGAAATAGTAAATGACATAGAAGATAGGCAAAAAGAAGACACCAGAGAAGTTTTTGACGAACTAAAACTAATAGAAGAAAATTTAGAATTAAAAATTAACAAAGCACTAAACAACCCACTAAATGGTATGTCGGCTAAAAAATAAACAGGAGAAAATATGGCTTCAACATTTACAACTAGGTTAAGATTAGAAAAACAAGCCACTGGTGAAAACGCCAACACTTGGGGTGATAAGACTAATACTAACTTTGATTTAATAGATGAATCAATCAACGGTTACGCATCAAAGAGTGTAGCTGGGTCATCTAATG